CTTTTATGTACCTCTTACACGCCAACAGGTCTATATTCCATATAGTTTGCTTGCCCACGGCCACAGCCTGCTCAGCCTTGCATCCAACAAACAGCCGTTCATCATCAACGGCGGTATATGTACCGGATTCGGTATCGCAATGGGTGACAGCAATACTTACACCGCTCGACGTGGGCGATCCGCTTATTGCGCTGACGTCTGCGGCAAATACCGCGGATAAACAACCGTCTCTATCAACCGCAGCGCCGCTTGCACTCTGCTTTATTTTGATGCTTTCATACAGATTTCGCTTCATTGGTTTGTCCTCCTATAAATCAGGTGCTTGATTTAGTGTATATATCCTTCGCCACTACGAAGGATTCTTCATGGCGCACGCCAAAATCATGCGTTGAAATTATCCTGAGAATCGAGCAGTCATCATCGACGGCGGATATAGTCCCATCTTCGTCTTCAACAGTGCCTTGGTCAAACAGTCTTGTTTCCATTCCCAGCTGATCGCCTATAATGAAATCCGACCAGCGGCCAAGAATCATACTTGTCTTCTCATTGGCATCTTTACCTGTTCCGATTGCATCAGACACGAAGTATGGATACTTTCCAAGCTTGCCCTCATCCATGGAAGCTCTATAAACATAGTTGCCGCTGCTGTTTACAGTGTTGTACAGTGCCTCCCAGAGATAACCGTTCAGTACGAAGCCAAGGCTGCCGTTATCCCGAACGTTTTTCTGCAGCAGGCGTGCCAGCATGCTGCCGGTTACATCATTGCCGGGCATAGCACCCACGCTCCACCTCTGCACGTCCTCTATGTTAAGTATTCCCTTCGGTTCATATTCTGTACCTTTGCCGTTAAGAAGCGCGGCATTCTGACGTTCTGCCATGGCAGCAAGCGCATCGTCCAATATCATCTGATCTGCGCCGTATGTGTTGCTTCTAAGCAGGTCATTCGTGATAACAACCTTGGTTATAAGCTTCTTGGCGCTGAGCTTTACGGTGCCCACGGTTGCGCCGCTTGCCTTACCTTTGCGCTTCTCACCGATGTAATGTGCCTTAGCGCCGCCGCGCAGCTTGGGTATGGTCATATTGCCATTGGGCATAGATACGCGCCTTGCATGGAGCGCGCCTATTATAGTCAACGGGCGCAGCAGTTCAATTACCTCCTGTGCATATACTTCAGGCACAAGGTATCCGCCTTCGGACGGTGCGGTTATGCTCATTGCCTTCATTTCGCGGTGGAGCGTTGCGTCGTCCGAGTACATTTTCTGTGCAACATACAGGGCCTTATCAGGATCGCCGCCCGACTGCGCAACGCTCTTCATGGCACGCACCCAGCCTATGCCCTTAGCCAATTTGGGCTTTTCTTCGTTGCTTATGCCATTATTTGCCGGCATATATATGCTTGCATACTTGTGTTCGACAGTCTTGTCATCATGCAGCATGGCTTTTTCCTCACGGTTTGCAGCGTCACCGGGTTCCGCTTTCGCTCCGCTCATAGCTGCTGTCACAGCAGCTTTTACTTCGTCTGCTATGATCGTAGTAAGTTCCTCTTTCGTAAACGCCATTTTTGTTTTACCTCCATCAATCGTTTATTTCTATAAGTTCAGCCCCGTCATCAGGGGTGTCAACTCCAAGCTCTTGCAGGCGGGCAATAAGTTCACGGCCCTCAGCGAGCAGTTCGCTTATGCTGTTTCCGGTTGCAACGCCGCCTTTATAGCCGCTTATTTTTGCTGAGCTGTTTGCAGCCCACGTAACAACGCTTATCTCCAACAATTCGATTTCTTCCAGGTGCCGTGCATCCGCCCGAACCGTATACTGTTTTACCATATAGCCGATGGACAATTCCTTGAGTACGCGATCCCGAACCAAAATGCGCACATCTTTACCCATGCTGGTAGGGCTTATATAGCCCTTTATGTATAGCCCAATGTCATCTTCGCGCAATTCCAAGGTCTTGCCTACCGGAAGCAAACGGTCGTTGTGCAGCGCAAGTATCGTAGCGCCGTCTTTTGCCATGCCTTCCGCTATGGTCTTGGTAAATGCACCGCGATCTACTATATCGCCGTCACTGTCGAGTACGCCGAACACAGATGCATAGCCTTCGAATATGCCCTGTTCCTCATCGACTCCGCTAAGCTCGAATTGCAGCGATTTATGCTTCAATTCAGTCAATTCCATTCCACCCTTCTTTGATTTTTTGTAATTAAAAAGCACCCTGTTTCAGGATGCTTAATTAGCAAATGCCTTTATCCGTGTCCTTGCTCATCTTTCTGCCGCTTGTATTCTTCAACTGCTTCTTCCCAGTCCGGATATTTAAGTCGCAGCGCCTTTACTGCCGCCGAAAAAGCACGTATGATCTCTCGCTCTTCAGCTGACCAAGGTTCGTCATCCAATCCCTTTGGAATGTAGCCCGAATATTTTTCGTAAAGAGCGTCTAATTTCATCTCGGTTTCAGCCTGCAGCCGTTGCGCTTCGCTTACATAGCTCACTTTCGTTTCCTCCTAACATAATAGAATCCATAGTCTTCAGACATACGTTGGCACGCGTAATGGTATCCGTCCGTATCCACGTTGAGCCTCCGGTTTCACGCTTCGTTGAGCGCTTCACGCATATACTTGTTCTTAAACTCGTATCGCACGGTATCAGCATCTTTAACAATAGTGTTGGGGAGCGTCCGAATCTCGTACTCATACTCATCATCAACGCCTCTTAGCACGGCAAATCTATGCTCCAGCGCATTACTGATATCCTCCGCGCTAAAGCTATATTTTGTCACACCGGCCGGATGGTTATGCGTCATAACCGCTTTATAAAGTTCTTCTTCAGACAATGCGCTTATATCGACGCTGCTGCGCCTGCCCCGTATGCGATAGCTCTTCCCGCTACGTGTCATAACGATAGCGGTTTCAAAATCGTTCTCTGCGATTTCGCGCTCATACATCGCCAGCGATTCAGCAGCCTCATCCGGTAATGGCTGTTTGATATCGGGCAGTCTCTCGACTTCATGTAGCCGCTCATCAATGTAATCATCATCGCCTGAGCGAAGTATATCATGTTCCGATCGTTCCTGTATAGGTATGGCCTGTATTTCCTCGCCTGCTATAAGATCGCATCGGCAACCTATTATATCGGACGGGCGACCATTAGGATCGCCGGGATACAGCAAGCCGTTTGCAAAGCGTTCATTTATGCCTATGGTAACTCCGTTTAGCTGCCTATGGCTTTCGCGTACGTCACTGTCACCGGCAGTCAGCCATGTCTTTGTCGTAAAACCGGCATCGCGTATTGTGTTGAAATTGCCTGACATCAAGCTTGTATGGACTTCGTTCGCGGCAATAACGCCCGCGCGCCCGAGTGATGCGCCGGGCATAACTGTGCGGACCCTATCTATCAGCTGTTGCCGTCCATCACCGGCAACTATGCCTTCGGCAATAGTCTTTGAAAGCATTTCTCTTGTTGTATCGGTTATGCCTTTTATCCGCTGCGCACCGCTTACCAATAGCTGATGTGTGAGCGATGGTTGCCTTATGCTTATGTTGTACACATTGGACGCAAGCTCGGCGCCGGATCCGTATGCCGTTTGCCACACCGTTCTAACGTTAGATAGCAGCTCGCTCTCGCTGTATGGCCAGTCCACGGTTTGCAGCAGTATGCTTTCAACTCTATCCGCAACATTACGCATATCACCGGACATATCAACCGTAAGCAGTTTAGTCCAGCCGTCATCTTCCGCTTTGGAGTCAGCGCCCAGCTGCTTTATGATTCCATAAAGCTGCTTCTTCAGTGCGCGGTATATGATCGGTCCGGCGCTTCGCTCCTGCTCTCTGCGTGTTTTATCCATTGCATGGCGCACGCGGTTGCGATCGGGCGGCACACGTCTTGCTTTCACCCCGGCAGGCGTTATATTTGCACCCGCCGGGTCAGTAGGGTTTATGTTTGCACCATCCCCGCGCATGTCTGTTGACAAAAAATCACCCTTTTGCACAACCATGCACCCTATGGGCATTAGGAACACGTCTCCGCCCTCTACGGAGTCAAGTCCCATTTTAGTGCGCCATTCGTTTACCATTATTGCGCCGCGGCTTAATCCTTCGTTCGCTACTCGCAGCTGATACTCCTCATCCTGCGGTATGATATCGTCATACTCCCATTCAAGGCCGTGTTCGAATTGGGGCAAGAGCTGAACGTTTATCGCGTTTTGCCTAAGCATAAGCTGTGGCGTAAGCACATTTTCGGCGTATATGGATTTGGCGGCGGCAGCAGTAGCACGGTTACTGTTCTCAACTATGCCCAGCATCTCCGGCGGAACTCCCCAGTGGCTGTTGATCGTGTCGCGCAGGTCTTTGCGCGATGCAATAAAGTCCATCTCGCGCGGGCTATCAGACATCCGGAACATGTTTACTTCTCGCGGTATTATACCGGGCCGATGAGCATTCCACGGTCCTCTGTGTCTTGCCTCAAGGGAGGCTATGAATCGTTTTATCTGCTCCTCGGTTACACCCGGGGCCGCGATCAGATAGTCCGGGCGGGCGTCGTTAAAGAACAGCATTTTTGAATACTTTGTAGCATACTCATAAGCTTCAACTTCATCTGCAACAGCTTCTGCTTGGCCCGCTCCGCTCGTATAAGGGTTCAGCGGGTTTAGGTCTTTAAGTACAAAAGCGTCTGTCAGCGGCACGTTTGCGGGTTTGCCGTCCGGGTTTTTTATAGTGTAATATGTATGTCCTCTATGGGGAATGTCCATTATCCAATGCGGCGGTACAGGCCATAATTCGGTCGGCATTCCGCGGTGGTCGCGCTCGATAACGCACAGAGCCATGCCTTTAAGCTGATACCATATTTCCAAGAGTCGCCATATATTAGCGGCTGTCAGCTCCGGCAGCGGGTTAGGGCAATCCCAGAAATCTAAAAAGGGGTGCTGTTGCACCTCTTTTCGCTTTTCACCTGCACCGCGGTATAGCTTTCCTTGTATACTCGATAGGTCGGTGGCTATTTTTCGCACCGGCGCAAGGCGTGGATTATTCAAATATGATTGCAGCCATTCTTCGGTATTTCTGTCCGGAGGCTTGCTACGTCCTGACTGCATAAAATCCATCATACCGGAGTCGGCTTTACCCGTGATGAGCGCCTTTACTGCCTCCCAACGTATTCCCATTCGGTTCCTCCTTTAGTGCATTTATGCGCTTACGCGCTTTTATGCAATGTTCTGCGTCATTTTTTATTGTTTTATCTGTTTGCGGGCTATACCTAATACCATTTTTTTGATTCTTTCAATAAACCATAAATTCGCCCTGCCCGTCGCCTTGCAGCATTTCAGCAATGCCTGTAGTAGCATCCGGCGCATCGTCATGTGCGTTTTTACCGCTGCGCTGATATGTGTTCATATCACGATAATATTCAGGCCAGCGTCTATCCCAATTTTCCGGGTAGTACAGATTACGCATTACATAGCTTGCTCCCGACAGTATGCGCGCCTGTTTATTTTCGCTTTGGTGAAACCACTCTATTGCAACCGTCCGGTCGGCATACTGTTCCCACAGTATGCGCTCCACAGATCGCGCGAACCCTCGTCCGCCATTGTTGCTCTCTATCTTGGCAATATCTACATGATAATCATGCAGCTGCGCTGTAACAAGCGGCTCTGTTGCTTCCATAGGTTCGTCAGTGTATACAACATCAAGCACATATCCCTGTCCGGCAAGCTGTCCGGCTACTATACTGCAAAGTTTATCGCTGCCCGTATCGGCAGTATCGGTATATGATATGACTTTTTCAAATCCCGGCGTTCCGTCTGCTTTTCGAGGCAGTTCTTTATATGTTGCAAACGTACTGTACAGCTTGCCTTTCACGTCCACGGGCTTCTGCTGGTAGTTTGCATCGGCGATAGCATCCGATGTAAGTGTGCGCCTTTTGAAGTAATTTTTCTTTGACAGCAGTTCTTCGCACAGCATTTTGCCGGATACTTCATCGTAAGCCGGACGGCAGAATATGTACCAATCACCTGCGTCATTTTGCAGTAATCTGCCGCAAAGGTCTTTTGTTGACCATCTTGTCATATTTACAATTTGCAAACCGCCTTCTTCAATGCGCGATAGGAATGTGTCACAATACCATGCCCACTGCTCATCGAGTACGCGGTCATTAAACGCTTCCTTGTCATTCTTTATGGGATCGTCTATGACGCCTATACTACAACCTACGCCGGTTATAGTGCCGCCGAAACCGGTAGCAAGATAGTTAAAGAACTGCCCTTCAAGCGACCATAATTGCGTGCTTGCATCCCCTTGTTTTATGCGCGTTGTCGGGAATACATCCGAAAACACAACCAGCTTGGGATCAAGCTTGGTGGCATCAATATCGTCGCGCACATTACGGGCAAAACGCCCGGCAAGGGTTTCATTATAGCTGACACTGATGATCCGGTTCGTATTTGATTTGCCGAGCAACCATTGACAGTAAAGCGTAAGCGTATACGATTTGCCATGCCGCGGCGGCAAGTTCATCATCATTTTCTTATATGGTTCACCGGTGGTGGGATTGATCAGTTTACCTTCATATAAGTCCTGCAAGCAGTTTGCAAGCTCTTTTAAGTACTTCCTCTCACTGCGGAAGAACTTCGGATTGCGCAGTTTGCAGTATTCCCAGAAGCTGCTTCTGGCGCGTAAGAAGCGTTTATCCGTTACCCCATCCGGGGCAAGTAAATATTCAAGGTCTTGTACAGCCATGGTCTCACCTCCGCATATAGCGTTAAAATGCGTTGTAGTGCCGTTATTTGGCGTTATGGTGTATTTGATAGTATAATTGGGCTACACGCGCCATAAAACGGCGTGTAGCCCAATTTTCGGGAGGACTATGCTTCGCCATTCACCGACGGAGAAACAGGACGGTGGTAGCGGGAAACATCAATATGTTCGTTCGATGTTTGACGGGGCGATTACTCAGCCTCCGGCTCTGTCGGACTGCTTGTGATGAGAGCGACACTTACTATCTGCGTGTGCCCCATCAGGCTTAGGCGCACTGTTGCGCGCTGCTGCCTTGTATCTATCCTGGTGATATGGCCCTGAAGGCTTTTCAAGGGTCCGTCTATAATCTTTATCCTGCCGCCTGCATCCTTGATACCGTGGGATATTCCTACCGTCTGGGTATCGCCGGTTATATCCATTACCGTTTGCATTTCGCTTTCCGGCACGCACCTTGGTATATCTCCGTCATCAAGACCAAGCAGGCGGAGCACGCCGTCGATGCGTTTGAAGTCATAGTATCTTTGAGCATTCAGTCGC